GCGTGTTGTCAAAGAGATCTTTGAGAATGTTGCACCAGCCTGTGTGTACTGATTAGTACCTGACTGACCTGTAAAATCACGAGGATTATCTTCAGAAGCTACTGTCATAATTCTCTGACCTACTGCGACACGATCAATTTCGGTTACGTTTGAGCGCATACGGATTGTACGAGCTGACTTAGCCAAAATTGTTGCATCCCACATGTAATCTAGAAAACGATTAGCCTGATCTGGGTAAAGAAGACCTGTGCCTGACAATGTGCGACCATCACCTGACAAATCAGATCCTGTTGTTCCAAGATTTGTTGTATCAATTACTTTCTGTAAAAGTTCGTTACTCATATTTTTTCACCTACCTTTCATAGTGGTTTTTTTATAGGGCATTTACTCCGAGGAAGGATCCTTGCCAAAAATCGTCATCCTTTGTTACCATTGCTGGTGAATCTACTTCACCAGACTTTTTAATTGCAGTGTCATTCTCATAAGAGTTGACTCTTTCGTTTGTCTCTGTAAGAGACTTTTGTAGTTCGGTAACAAGGTTGTTTAAAGCATCAACTGATTTAGCAAGCTCTTCTTTTTCAGCAGTAAGTTCATCAAATTTCTTTATCAAATCTGATGTCTCTGCCTTTAGAGCTTTTTTAAATTCTTTTGTGCTATCTTTTGCGCTATCTGCGCTTTTCTCAAGCTTTTCACCAACAAAGTCTTTGAGGTCTGTAACCATCTTTGTGAAATCTAATTCATCGACTTCTAGTTCTGAAATATCTGCAGCCTTTTCAATTGCTGCATCATCACTTTCTTCAACCACTTCGTTAATTTCTTCAGCTTCTTGAATTTCTGTATTTTCTTCTGTCACGATACTACCTCCTTTGCTGATTTTTTTTCTAGTATCATCCATAACACCCTGTCGGGTGGTACTAATGTTATTCTGGTCAGGGTACCTATTAATTGTATCCTGCGAATTAATTGGGCTTGATGCAGATTCCAATGCAACATTATTTGGACCATGATCTGGACCTGGAGCATCATCTTTCTGCAAGTACCCGTCAACTACTTTCTGAATAGCTGAATTCTTTTCTGTATCATTTTTTTCAACCCAGCCAATGGTATCCATTGAATCGCCGCAAATGCTGCAATCCTTTGTTTCTCCCGAATAAGCTGTAGCAATCTGGTCTGTTCCGCACCAGAAGACATTTTCTGTTTCAATTTCTGTTGCCATACCTTTAAAAATTAAATTATCTCCACTTTTTTGAATTGAAAAAACATTTGCAAGTGGGTTGGCGGGATTGTCAACTAGACTTAATTCGTGTAGATCATATTCTTTAATAACTCTACGCTCTTCGTCTGTTTCATTATTACCCTTTTCCATAGAAGCTGTGACAATATTTCCACCTATTGAAAAACCTGTAAGGGTGCCATCAAGAACTTTTTCCCAAGTATCCTGAGCACCCTTTGAAATATACGCTTGTACAAATACACCTTTATAATTTTTGCCTTCGTTAGCATCGTAATAATCTTCTTCATTAAATGAAAGAACTTTTCCTACTGCAATTGGTTGATGCATTTCGCGAATGTTTCCGCGAAACCTTTCAAATGCAGCTTTGCTGGCATCCGATGTAACAATATCACCATGCTTGTCTACATTGTCCAATGTAGCAAAGCCAGATACTGTGCGATTTGCTTTATCTACTTTGGCAAATGGAAATGCAAGACTCATCTTACGATCCCCATTTAACCATGTGGCTTTTTGAATATTCATATTACTTAAATGATACCAAGTTTTGTATGCAATACAAAATTTGCGGTATCATATTACCCCTGAGTTCTTCCCTCACCCTTTGGACTACGAGCTTCGCCCTGAGTGTCGGGAGCGTTTATTTTTCTTTTTTGGTCTCTTTGCCGAGTGCCATTAGCATTAGTTTTTGCTTCTGCTGCATCTTTTCCACCAATTATTAATGGGTCATCTCCGCCCGCTCTAGGTGGCATACCTTTACGAAGTCTAACATCATTAGGAACAATAACTTGATCTTTAAGATAAACATCATCAATTCTTGCCTGTGTCTCTTCGTCAGTAAGTGTAAGTTCATTAAGTTGTAAAGTAAATGCATCTGTAATTTCAGCAATAACTCCACTAAGTTTCTTTTCAATATAGTCTTGCATTGGGCGACATACCTGCTCTTTAAAGGTTTTATCTGCATCCCTAGCTCCCGCCAAAGATGTGCCCTGTGGAGTTCCTAACTTACTAATTGGAACTCGGTGTGCTAAAAGAATACGGTCACGACTTTCAACTGCATAATTTGTAAAAGATGAATCTTGAATTCCAGCTTCAATTGGCTCCATATTAAACTCTACACGAGCATTTTCACCATCTGACGGAAGCGGGATGTAAAGAGTTCTGTGGTTACGACCCTTAAGACCAGTCTGAAAAAATTCTAAAAGTTTTCGTTCTGATTCTGCATTTAGGCGAGCACCTTTTACAGTAATAATATATCTTGGAACAGCTTTGTTTTCAAAATAATCAAGATTAAATCTTTGAGCAAACTCATCACCAGCTACTGCATTTTTTGCAGACATAATATCTGGAATACCATAATAAGTATTTGTTGGTGAGTATTTCTTTAAATGAATTACTTCATTTGGTCGTGGATCTGTACCAATTTGATCTTCTGTAAAGGTATCTCCATAGTTTCTAAAAAATGTATAACGGTTATAAACAACTTGAACAAAGCCATCACGGTGACGGCGAATACGCATTGTAATTGCTGGAATATGACCAATGTATCCAATTTTACCTGATGAAGTTCTACCAATTTCAATATATGCATTTCCAGTAACTTCTAAGTCTGTATATGCTTTTTTAAGTGTTTCAAGAAAACCATCGTCAGAGTTCATTCCCTCTAAATAACTTTTTAATTCTACCCGCCCACGAGCAATATTTCTTCTAATTTTATCAAGTTTTGCTGGTGTAGCCATTACATCTGCAACTTTATCTAAAGTCTTTTGTGTTTCTTGGAATTCATATCCAAGACCAATAACATTTGCAACTTTCGCTTCAACTGCTGCATGGTGAAAAGGAGATAGATCAAAAAGTTGAGCCAAGTACATAACATTATATGGTGGCTGGACAATCATAAACAGGGAATATCCTGTTAGGTCAAGTGGGTCAAGTTTTTTTGATTTAGCATCATCAACACCAGTAAATGATTTTTCTAGTCTATTTGCTCTACGTTTAAAGTTTTCACTAAGACCATCAACTTTTTTAAGTTCTCCCCAATTTTTTGAAAATGGGTCATCATACTCAAATTCTTTAGATTTTGCAACACGATCTCTATCCGAAACAATATTTATTGTTTGCATAAAATCAAAATCATCATCAGGTACTGGTGTTAGGCTAGTCATTATTTGTAAAGACCCATCTTTCTTTTTTGTTCAATATCTTCTTTAATTGCAGGAACATCTAATTCATCTGGAATTAACCCAAGGTCCATTCTTTGTTTCTGATATTCATATTCATCTTCAGTTACTTGTCGATGTCCAGAAAACCAAACTGGCTGACCTTCTAAGCCCATATTTTTTGCTGCTTTTTTTAATCTATTTATTCTAACAATATCACCTTTTATAGCAGGAACATTAAGGTAATTGCCATCTTCGTCTACTACTAATTTACCCTCTGGCGTTTCCCAAAGATAAAGACCGTAAGAGACTTCTTCTACTTCTGTTATATTCATTTTTCCCATAACTAGATTTTACCATTTTTGTTTGCGAAAACGAAATTTTGTAACATATGTTAACCAAGATTAGTTATGATATAGCTTTCTTTTGACGAAGCAGAGTATAATTTTGTTGTATTTTGATCTGTAATTGAATATATTGTTTTGCCAGTAAACTGAGAATATCTGTCTAAAATATCTTCTGAAGTTGGTGGACTATTCCAAAATTGTAAATAACCATATGTACCCTTACTTCTTGTAGAGTTCATTACTAAATTTCCACCATTTAAATATAAATTAGATGCAGTTGGAGAAGATAAAACAAGTGTTAAATGATACACTTCATTCTGACTAGCGGAATAAGTTCCGTCAATTACGGATGCTCCATTTATATAAAGTGTGCCCCCCAAAGATCTAAATTTTCCAAGATTATCTATGTATATAGCTGGAGCGGTAGCAATAGAAGCAGAACTAATACTTTGGTCTATTTTATTATTTATTATATGTACTGGACTAGCATATAGCAAATTTGAAGTTGATAAATTAGTAGTTCCATTCCAAGATGCTGTGGAAAATGATCCGTCAAAGTATTCATTTAATGATGACGATTGTTCTAGCATGGCTCCGTCCGTTATATAGACTTGTGTTCCTAATGCTGATGCCCCAGTTGTATTAAATATTGCTGGAATTATATATCCAGTACTAG